GCTGTGCCATCATGCTTATGTCCAGACGTATTTACAAATGCAGCCAGTATCTGGTTAAATTCGTTGTTACTGTCTGACGCATTAATAACGTCTCCGTCTGTGTAAGATGATTGTCTAGTGTAACCTGCCATTAGCGTCTTGCTCCTGCATCAAATTCTAACTGAAAACCTTTGAGTGTATACGGGGAAGAGGTTGCGTTATCCACCACACGCATTGCTACTGCAAATCCACTGCCTTCTACAGGCTGTCTAGTCAATGGGTTAGATTGACCACCGTATGTTGCTGTGCCGTATACCGATGTTCCGTACAATGCCACGACTGTCGAACTGTCAAATGGATATGCCTCTGGTCTTGCGGCATCAGGCGACTCATAATCATACCGTAAAAACAAGTCAGAATTCAGTGCACCTGTTGGTGAATAGTTAATGATAACGCGTTGAAAATTCTTACGAATACCTGCATCACCCATTGTCATGTCAGGTGAACGATAGCGACCTATGATATCCGTGCCATCAAACTGATTGCTCTGTTCTTGCCTGTACACAAATCCATCAGCAGAACCGTGGAGTACAAAAGTTTCTCCCTGCGATGTGAATGAGTCCGTGCAGGAGGGTTTAATCCCTTTCAAGGTGCCAAATTCGTAACCTTGTTGCTTACGGACTGCTATGACGCCTGTCGTATTTGCCTCAGTAAGCGAGCCTGTTTTAAACAATCTGTATTGAGTTTTTCCAGGTATTACTAAACTTTCAAACTCATCTATGTCAGTATCATCAAACAGTTCTTTGACATTGCCTGATATAGTTCCCAATTCAACGTCATTAATTCTTTCGGTACCTGCAACGGTGCGAAGACCATCTCGCCCAAGGAATAAGATGTCCCCAGCAAGTTCTTGGACAGTAAAACCGTTAAGACATCCGATATCTCTAGTAATTGGTTGTAGTACAAAGTCTGCAAGTGTATTGCCTGTTAGTCTGTAAATACGTTCTTCGCCAAAGATAATCAGTTCATTACGAAACGGAAACAGTGCTGTTACTTTACTGTCAATTCGTAAACTTCCTGCACCATTAGCTGTACTAAAGTCATTATCCGTAAATGGCGCGGTAAATATAATTTCTTCTGGATTTGCGCTATGCCCCGCAAAAAACAATGCATCTTTGAAGCCAGTTACAAATTTTGGGTTAGCGGGTGCGCCTGTAGCGTTTAAGTCAGTTACCGTTGTGCCATCGTACTTCGTCGCATGATTAGCACCATCTGCCCATACAATATGCTCAGTTCCAGCTAAATTGTAACGATGATGAGTGTATTTACCTGCGCTGGTGCGACCTGTATCAATCTCTGTCCACGACCCGCTACCGCTTGCTCCTGTAAATACCTTTGTTCCACGTGCAGCAATAACCTTAGTATTACCTGCAAAATATGCAGACATAAGTACTTTTTCAGTAGCGGAGGATGTTTGAGGAACAATATTAGTGTTCCATTTTGTGAAACCGTTGATACGTCTGTAACCACCGCTGACGTCCGGCTCAAAGTTTTCTAGTTCAAGAGCCATGCCTGGTTGCATTTTAAATGTAGGCTGGTCAAGAACCAGACCACCTTCGCAAGCAAACACAAAGGGACTAAGTTGTGCTTCATCAGCCATGTGTTAAACCCTTGCGGTTACTGCTACAGTGCCATACCTCTGTGAACGTGGGATGAATGTGGACCTAATGTAATTAAAGTTACGATTCAGAAGGAGACTTTGCATATGCTTAATACCATTCTCGAATCGGCTGAAGTTAATACCGTACTGTTGCGCTTCTCCACGATATTGGTAGCCGTAAGCAGTTGCGCCATCTACTATAACCTGCCTAAATTGTTCAGGTATTGCAGGTGCATCCGTGGTTGCACTTAACGCCGTAGGCTTACTAAAGGCATCATATTTAAGTGTGTACGCTTTGTCAGGATAAGGAAAAAGCCCGTAATTGTTATCTGGCGTCCTAAATACATATTCAGGAACCCCTCCAACATTAGACGTGCTTTCTTGGTCGATATATTTATCTACGTATTCATTGTAGTCCAATTTCAGTAGACTAACCCCAGAGACAGCTAGCGCATCGCTTTTTTCTATGCGGAAGGTAGCGTAATCAACATGGTACAGACCACTGTCAACAGTGTAACGTGTCTGCCCAGCGACTAATGTTTGGCTCTGTTCTGAATGGCTAAATGCCCATCCAAACTCACGTTGGTAAATATAGTTAATTGAATCATTTACAGCGTTCTTGCATTGCGTCTGGAATCCACGCGAAGAAGCAAAATTTGATGAAGTTAGGGCCACTTCATTAAATCTAGCGAGAACTTCGTTTGTAATGTCCAGATAATTATACGCCATGAGAACCCTAAGTTTAGGGACCGACTAACACAGCCGGTCCCTATTCTGTTAGTTACGCGTTGTCGCGAGCCACTTCAGCGGCAAGTTCCTGGGCACCGTTTACGTCTACGACGCAAGCGTATACACGAAGCTTACCAGTGGTAACGTCGGCAGATGATGCAATCAGCTTCACGTCAATCGTATCTGTAGTCGTTACGAACTGAGTGAAAGTTGATGCTGCACCTGTCATGGTGTCGTTGGCTTGACCATTAGAACCTTCTGCAAGGAAACCTGCGGAGGATACATCACCGCCATCAATGATGTCATCGCCAGCCGCAAAGTCGATATCGACAGTCGGGGACGAGCCATCAAAGGCAGTCAGAACCTCTGCACCAGCAAACAGCACGAAGGTGTTTGCAGGGATTTCAAGCAGTTGGAAGATGTCGCCGTTGGTGCAGCTATAGTCAGTAATTTTACTGATGTCTAGGATTGCCTCAACCATGCGCATGTTCATGCCATCGCGGCTTGCCGGAAGTACGGCAATGGAGTCTGAATTTACACCAGCAGTGGAGCTGGCGGTCATATCAAAAGTAGCCATTGATAACCTCCCTTAAGCAGCGTTGTACTTAGCAGTAACGATTGCTTCAGGGCGAAGAATCTTACGGCCGTACAGGTGCATACCGCGAACGATGTCCGCAAACGAATCTGGGTCACGGTAGGACTCAGTCTTCGTAATTTGCGATGCCGAAGCAACCGCAGATGAGTGACCAGCAACAATTACACCGAAGTTGGAGTTCTGGTTAGCCGAACCGGTGGTTGAGGGACCAGTACCAACTGATGGCAGGTTGTTGGAAACGTACACGTCGAAGCCGTGCAGCTGGGTAACAGCGAGACCGCCTTGGATGCCCGAGCCACCGAAGTCTGCGTTCAGAAGACGTGAGTCTTCGTCCTTCAGAAGTTCGATGAATACTGGGTCAACGATGAGCCAACGACCCTCGGTGTCAACAAACTGCTGGTCCAGCTTACGTGCCATACGAGCAATCACCATCAGAGGCGAAGCAGTTGCCGTAGGCAGGGCAGTTGCACCAGGCAGACGTGCTGCCAGAGGAATCGAGTGGTCACCGGCCGAAGAGGTGGTGATGTTACCGAAGCTATCCTTGCGAAGCTTCATGCTGGTCAGGAGTTCGTCCGAACCGGCAGTCGATACTGCTTTGGAACCGCTGACTACGTCGTTTGCGGTGCCAGCTGCAGTGCTAAGCGAGGATTGTTTGAAACCAGACAGGTAACCGAGAACCTCTTGGTCATGCTGGTCGCGGAGGCGATAACCTGCGCGGTCAGATGCCAGAGACTCAAAGTTAACGTGACTGTGAGCTTCTTCGATGTCATCTACTTTGAAAGCAAAGTAGTTGGCCTTGTCTACAACAAGGCTAAAGTCTTCGTCGTCGAGGTCTTGCGGAGTGATTTGAACACCACGCGCGTATTCCTTAACGGTAATCTCGGGTTCCTTGATGATACGAACAGTATCACCGAAGTTCGCGATTTCACCGAAGTAATCGGAATTCGTGATTGACTCAGCGACAGAAGTTTTACGGAAAGCTTGCTGGACTTTTTGGGAGTAAATTACCGGGGAGAAATTTCCGTTCGGTAGATTACCGTATCCAGCGGCAGTTTTAAAAGCCATCTTAAACTCCTAGATGAGGCTTGAAACACCGATTTTCTGAACACTGTAAAGGCCAGCTAGTCTAGGTAACTGCTAAAAGCAGGGCTAAACGTCACCTGGGTGGTTTAGAGAGGAAGAAAATCGTATGCCCCGCTACACTCGGGGCTACAATTTTAAACGAAAAAGTGCCTGAATTTTATGTGTAGGGCACGTGCGCGGGTTGCCGAATAGGGGCCGCAGTTATAGTTACTATATTTTTTACCACATTTTCAACGGTTTGTAAACAGTAATTTACTGCCCACCGCGAGAAACATCGTAAATAAAGTTACCAGATTGAATAGCTTGCATGATTGCTTCTTCATTCTTGGCAAATTCTTGGGGACGCATTTTAGCTACGTCTGACTCTCGCCACTGGTTACTTTGCGTTTCTTTGCTATCAGCGACTGTGCTTTGACCACGAGACGATACAGCTTGCGCCGCAGCTTTATCAGTCTTCTGCACACTGCTCTTTTTATCCGCAATGTTACGGTCAACCTTATAGAGGTCAATTGCGCGAGCAGCGGCGCGAGCGTCATTTTCATTTTCATATAGTGCCTGTTGAACCCATGTAGGCTGTTCCTGCACCCACTCATGGAATTCTTCATCATTACGAATGTCATCAAAATCTGGATGAAGTTGCAGAAGTTCTGCTTCTGCGCGTTTGCGGTTAGCATCCGCCTCTCGTTCAGCAATAAGCTCAAGGCGTTTTTCTATAGTAGAATCAAGCTCTTGTGCCTTCTTCGTAGCAATGCTTTCTACGATTTTAGCTACATCAGGATACTTTTGCGACCACTCGCTAATCTCTTCATCAGACTTGGGTAGTTGAATAGCTTCTTTAGTTGCCGTCGACAGCTGGGTTTCAAGAGCGCGAATCTGCTCTTTAAGTTGTTCTTCCTTTTGCTGTGAGTGACGACGGAGGTCTCCATACCTTTTCTTAAATGTCTTTTCTTCTGGGGCAAGACTCTCGGTCTCTGCCTTATCCTCTTCTTCTGCTTTCTGTTCTTGCAGAAGTGAGCGCCGCTCTTCTTCCAGCTGTTGCAGTTCTGCTTCTTCGCTAGAACGGTCTTTCTTGTACTTAATCGGGGTTGTCTTAATATCTTGTTTTACAGCCATTGCTTCAGCCATAATGTACTCCTTAATGGGGCCACCAGTAGCCTTTCGGGGTGATGGGTAGCCGGACTACAGTTTACAATAATTATTTTTTGTAAACCATCTTTCCTACCAAATAGACGATAGGATGAATAATTTTGCACCAGACATTACCGACAAAGCTATCTTTAGCCCTGCCTTTTGTTAAAACATGTCTGAGGTGCTGTGTCCGCTTCTGTGCAAAGAACGCACCGACATTAGTTAGAATGCCGCTGTTCTGCATACCGCGAACATATGGTTTGAAGAGATAATGGTAGCCTACTTCGTGTAGTGGTGTCAAGTACTTTTTCTGATATGTATCCCATATCTTCATTGTCCTAGCCCAATCCTCAAGCTGTGTTTGGCGATACATTTCTGTGCAGACAATCTTGCCACCAGAGTCATCGTTTCCACCACTTTCAAACGCCGCAGCTTCGGGGTCAACGCCAGATGCAATTTTTTGTTGCACTCTTTCTTCACTTTTACGGCTAGCCTCCTCCCGTTCTCTGCGGTCGGCGTCCCTGCGCATAGCGTCTGCTTGACGGTTGATTTCATCGTCTCCACCTGGAGTGTTGCGTAGCGCCGCGCCTTGCTTAGTTGTTACTGGACGTCCTCCGCTTGTTACCGGCCTACCAGAACGGTCTGTAACGATGTTACCTCGACCCGCTGCAGCATCTTGCCGGTCCTCCTCTGCACGACGACGGGCGCGTTCTTGTGCCTGTGCATTTATATTTTCTAGTCTAGCTTGGTCATCATAGAATCCGCTTTCAAAGCCAGCTGCTTCTTCATCAATACCTTCAGCAAATTTACGACGTACATCTGCAGTTGTGGTTGCAGATAATTTATTTTCAACTTCTTGCAGTTTTTGATTGATAGCGATAGCAGTTGAAGGAGGAACAGTTTCCATACCAGCAATACTTTCAACCGTTCCATCTGTTCTAGTGAAACTGCCGGATTCTCCTGCTTGCATCAAATTAAGTGCACGCATTTGTTGAGCCAGTGATACAGGAGCTTTTTTCGAAGCATCCCGGTCAACAAAGGGACTCGCTTCTCCACCTGCAAATACATTATTAAGCGTAAGAAGCTCATAATTAACTTGTTCAGGAGTTACTGGACCCATTAGGCCAGAACTTACCACAGGAGCTGTTGGAGTTTCTACGCCGGTAGTAGAGGCAGTAGTAGTAGCCGCCGTAGCGTCACTCCCTGTCTGTCCTTGTGCCTCAGCGATAATCATAATCTCTGCCAAGGATTGACCAGTGTAATCAAGCCCAAGCCCTTCCGCCATGCCCTTGGCAGTGTCAGTTTCGTACTGTCTTTTCTTATTACCCGTTATGTCAGAGAACATACCTTGGTCAGGTCTACTTCTAGCGTAATCCGCATCAATCAACGCTTGTGTATCCATAAGCTGTTGAATGAAAGCATTATTCTCAGGATTCGTACGGTCAGCTTTCATGGCCTCATAAGTACTTTTGGCCATAACTGCTTTACGTCCAGTGTTGCGGTCAGTCAGCACTACTTGGTCACTTCCGCCTAGCAGAGCACCCATAATACCAAACGCACTTCCTTTACTGGACTGAAGACCAAAGTCATATGATGTAGAGCCTACAAGTCTTCCGTTTTGCGATGTACCGCCGAAAACTGCAGTGGCTCCTGCAGGTTGCTCGGGAGGGTCACTCGGGTCATCCTGTCGCGCAGTCCTTTGCGCAGAAACAACTTCACAGACCCCTGTGTCTGGATTCATTTTGTAGCCCGGAGGACACGGGTCTACTGTGGTATCTCCGGTATCGTCATCATCATCTTCATCTTCTTCATCTTCTGGAGGTTTTTTGTAATCATCTACATTAGGGGCATAGATAGATTTTAAATCCGAATCAAAAGTTGGAGTAAATGGTTTTTCATCAGTATCTATCGAAAGGGGAGTCGTATCTGTTGTTGTGCCAGCATTGGCCATCATACCAGTTATTGTTGGAGTTTTAACAAATTGTTGTGACGCAGCTACAGGATTGCTACTTGCTAAGGCAAGTCCCCGTTGTGCTTTTACGAGTCCGCCGTCATCGTCAATTGGGTCTGCCTTCTCTTTGCCACCGCTGACATATTCAATCTGCCCACTGTTTTCCATTTCCTGCAGACCCATAAGAGCCTCACGGCGCATACCTTCATATGCTCCAAGGCCATGATATCGGACAACGTTAGCCGGAACAACGAGTTCGCCTTCGCTCAGCAGAACAAGCTGGTCGTCAGCAACTTCTTCTTTCGTAGCACCGGGCGGAGGATTGCCTTCGGCAGCTTCTTCATATGAGGGGGTTGGCGCACCGAGGCCAATCATGACAGCAAGACCCTCAGGTGCGTCATCTTTCATGCCGCCTTTTGCCATCATGGGTGGGGCCATTTGTTGTTCTGGTGCAGCCAAACCCCCAGTCTGTGATTGGGCTGGAGGAGTAGGCATAACCATCTCCTGCCCAACTTGTTGTATCGCAGGTTGTGGAGGAGCTTTTCTTTTCTGCATTTCTGCGGCAACTTCTTGAACAGCCCCGTCTCGTGGGTCACCCTCACCAGGTCGACCTGATTGCTGTTGGGGTTCCACCAACGGGGTAACAGCTGCGGGGTTAGCCGCCTTTGGTCCACCGCCTTGTGGGGCGGATGTAGCCTGTGTCATCGGCAACATTGTCTGCCCTTGTTGTGCCATCATTACTCCTCCTGAGGCCTTGGCCTTATGCATCGTCATGTTATCGCTACGTTCTCGCGCTGCTTTTTCAGCCTCTTCAAACGTGCTATGCGTGCTGGTCGGCTTGATATCATTTGCATCAAGCATCTTAATTAATTCACTCTGACTGTATTGACGTCCCCCATGAATAGTAGGGATGTTAATTATCTTGCCTTTATATTTAAAAGTGTCAGAAATTTCCGATACTCGCGAGCCGTCTTCCATTTCGTACACAGGACGTCCGTAGTTTGTAACGAGTCCTGTCTTTCTACCAACCTTATCGGCCATCTTCCGCTCGCTTGGTTACTTCATCACGGAGCGTCTTGAACCGACGCAGTTCTTTGATTGCTCCTTGTGCCATCTGAATGACTCGCAGGTCATCAGACTGTTCCATGAGTTTGTGTGCTTCCGCGATACGCATATCAGCGTATAGCTCCATCAGGTCCACTGTGCGCTTAACATTTACAAGCGGTAGTAGTTTCTTGGCGATTTCAGGGGTCACTGAAGCCCTCCAAGAAGACTAGCTAGGGGTGACTGCGCATCACCCTGAGGCTGCTCAGCAGGCGTCTGAGCGGCACTAAAGCCCTGTTCACCCGGGACTGCCGCTCCACCCATACCGATGTTACCACCGCCGCCGCCAGACATATCCATAGGACTCATACCGGGGGCTTGTTGCTGTTGAGGTTGATTGTCGCCACCTGCAGCACGGATAATCTCAGCTTGACGGAATGCCTCACGCTCATCATTAATAAGCTTCTCTGCATCCAAGTCCATCGCTTGCGCCAGTTCACGCAATACAACAGGGAACTTAACAAACGAAGCAAGGTTCGGGTTACCGGCAATGTTCAGAAGTTGGAGCAGACGCTGGGAGCGTACCTCGTTTTTCATCAGACTTTCTGTGCCTCGTGCCTTGACCTCTAGGTCGCCGCGTGCCTCTGGGTCAAAGTCGAACTGCATATTAAACGCATAGAACGCTTCACCAAGTGGCTGGAGTAGGTAGTCGTCAATGTTCTTGACCACGCCTTTAACGCTAAGTTGGGCAGCGCCCATTAGCATAGAGATACCAGCGGCGGTACGGCCAGTGCCCTGCACCCCTGTCTGACCATGTGAGTATGACGGGATACCGGTAGCATCATCAGCAAGCTGGCGTGCCTTGTCGAACATCATCATGTTCTCGGTGCTGACATTGGGATACTTAGTGCCAAACAACGCCTGCCCCGGTGCCCCACCTTGGCGACGGAATACTTTACCGGGGTACAACTCAAGGTCTTGCCCCGGCACTAGGTTGGTCTCGTCAATCTCAAAGATAAGGTTGCCAGACAGAACAGCGTTATCAACAGCCATACGCATAAAGCCGTTCATCAGCTGTTGTGTGTCCGTCATGTTCTCAGCAAGACCAACACCGAAGAAACTGTATGGGTTTAGCTCGTACGGTGCTGCAAAGTACGGGATACGCTTCGGCGTAAACGGATTGATTACAAGGCGAAGCACTTGGTTGTGACAGGCCCAGCAGTTGACTTGTAAAGTGTCTACATCTCGCAAGTCAGGGGGTACTTCCAACCCTGCTGCTTCTGCTGCCGTCCTGTCAATGTTGCCCCAAAACTCAAAGATTTCAAAGCGGTCGACATCGTAGGTATTACGGTAATCTTCTAGGTCGGTCTCCCACCATTTACGGACATAGTTCGTGCCCATCTCAATAGTGGAGTCAATAGCGTCTGCACGGAAGTATGGACGCTTCTTAAGGTTGCGCATATCCGAGTGACTCATACGATGCCGCTGAATGATGAACTCGCACTCATCCATGTTCTTAGCATCGGAGTCGGGGTAGAAGTTCCAAATCGAAACATTCTCTACCTTCGGCACGGTTTTTATAATCGGGTTATAGTTGCCCTCTTCGTCCCAGTTGGCATACTCTTTGTCCATCGCAAACGGACCTTTGAGGATGCCGGTGCCGAACAGAGCCATCTCAAACGCAGTGTGACGTAGATGTTTCGATGCGCTGGACTCCTCAAGCTGGTCAAGAATTTTCTTTTCCATGCGCTTAGCGGCTTCTTCAGCAGGATGATATGTCTGTGCAGTCGCTGTTTTACCGATACCGGGGCGTAGCTCTTCTTCAATTTCATTCAGTTGATTGATGAGAGGACCAAGACTCATCTCCTCCATCATCTGAACCGTAGCGCCTGCAGGTAGCTCTCGACCATCCCCTGCGAAACCATAAGTCTTTTCCAGCTTCTCAATCGCGTTTTCAGGGTCTTTGGGGTCGAAATGTACAGCTTCTTCTACACCCTCAGGGATGCGCGTAGAATCAACGCCCAGTGGGAAGCGTTGACCGGCAAACAACACATCAATGATTTGTCCGTAGGCAGCGAGCACTTTGGTCTTTGTAATCTTAATAAAGACTTGGGACTTTTCAGAAGAAGTAAACTGGGTCTCAGGGCCATACAGACCACGATATTGACGATAGGCCTCTAGCCACCTCTCTTCTTCTTCCTGTCGGCTAGACTCCACCGAGGTAAATTTATCTTGAATGTATTCTGCCAACTTCTCCGAACCAGACTTAGGTTCGAAGGCGAAAGCTTCCATGAGGTCTTCTTCAGCCATAATTAATATCCAAAGCTAGAGTCCGCGGGTTGCCACCGTTGTATAGGCATCTGTGACGGGTAGTCAAAGACGGAACGGGATTGCGGACGGGACATAATGCCGTATCTCAAGGCATCATAGAGGTGGTCTTCCGTTTTTGTATTTACGTCTTCTGGGTTCGACTTATCCAGAGGTAACACCGGCAGTTGTGCAATCAGGTTGGTACAGTTACTGAATATTTCGATTCCGGCCCTACCAGTGTCTTCATCTACACGTAGACGGCGATGTAGTTCGTTTTTACCTGCCACACGGCTACCGCGACTTCTGTCAGAGGGGCGCCACCTACACCCTTCGACAATCATTTGCTCTGCTAGACTAGGACCAGTGTCACCTCGCTTATGCCATAGTGACGAGTCCAGCACTCCATAGTGTATCGCTTCTTCCTGCTCTAGCTGTAACACCATATGTGCCAACTCCTTAGCAGGTACCTTGCTGACGTATAGCTCACGATAGACAAGCAGTGTTTCGTCAGTGGGGTCTACAGCAAACCAAAGAACGCCGGTAGCAGAGGAATAACCGTAGTCACAAGCCCTAAATTTGCGCCATGTATTTGGTATCTCAAATGGTGGAACAACATGTACCGTCCTATCAAACTCTGAGAAGGCTGCGCCTTCCGCTATATCCCAAGACCCCTCAAGCAATTGTTTGCGTTGAACTTCCGGCAAGGAAAGCAACATTGCTTCATAGTCTCCCTGCTCGTAAAGGTAGGGGTTATCCAAGAGTTTCGCGGGAATGAAGCGCCGTCTGAAAAGCGGTTGCCCAGCTTTGCTGTGCCGTTCTGGATATACGAGCGTATCGCCCGTTGTAACATCTGTTGCCCAGAATGGCTTGCCAGGTATGGCAGGGTCGATGAACATCTTTTTGACCCATGCGTGACCGGGACCGCCTGGGTTCGTTGTCGCTCGCATATAGACGGGGAGCGAGGAGTCTGCAGTTCTGAGGCGCGAGCGTAAATAATCCCAAGCATACGGTGTCGAGTACTGTGTTAATTCATCTATGCCAATGTAAGTGAATGCTTGACCTTGGTAACGCAGAACGTCTTTGTCCTGCTCAAGGTATGTCATCCAGATTCTGGCACCAGAGGGAAAAGTCCACTGACTTTTCTTCTCCATCCATTTAGCGCCGGGATATGCTTTAGGGTACATCTCCTGACTTTTATGTATCAGTTCGCGCAGTTCGTCATTTGTACGACGTAGAATAAG